TTTGCTTTATTGTTTCTATAGAGTGGAATGCAGCATAATAAACCAGACATTAGGTTTAATAACATTAGCTGTCGATCCTGTAGAACTGCAAAGTCAAATATAAAAAGTGCAATATTAATTGCTATCGTTACTTTAAAAAACTTTATTACACGCGGGTCGTACATGTAAATACATATATGCTTGTAATCTACTTGATGTTATATTATTTGTAACAGTGTTAGTTAAAAATATTTAGTGAAAATTCTGTTCCCGGCGCCGTGGATCTTCATTAAGTTATTTTTGTACGCTTTTTGTTTCTCAGTTTTTTTGTCTTGCTCATTTGTTGGCGTGAGCTCAGCGTGTGACGTTTTCCGTAAAATGGATTCCCCTCACCTGTTTGATTTTCTGCATGCTTTTTAACTCTAGTATCTGTTTCTTTTGTAAGGCCTTTATTCCATGCTGTTGCTTTGCCTCCCTCTCTTCCTGCTACTGAAGACGCTATTTTTGAGCAATCTTTGCAGAATCTTTTGAATTTGTATGCCACATACCTTGTTTCATTACCACAGTGCTCACACATAGGCTGATTTTTATAGATGTACTTTACAGTATATAGTTTTGATTTTAATTTGTGCTCACGCTGTAAGTGGTTTGAAAAATCTTTTCCTGTTGATTCATAGTTGCATATTTCACATATCATACTGTTATTATACCCTTTTATGATATATATGTTAATTAGTTTGTTTTTGAAACAAAAAAAGGGAGCTACCCGTGAAGGTAGCTCCCAAGAATTGATTATCTAAGTTAGATTTAGATAATGTGCATGTCGAGAACAGTAACGGTCCCATAAAAGTCGGAACGAACCATTTTCTTGCCGTAGCGAGTCATTACACCCTTGCGAGGTGTGAAGTCGTCTGGCTGGAAGATGGTAGGTGTAACGATGAGCGGTACGTACGGAGCGTAAACGTAACCAGTCTCAAGGTATGAACCACCCTTGAATCCAACAAGGATCTTGTTGCGTGGGAAGTATGGGTCTTTGTAAACAGTGAATCTGTTAGAAAGAGCACCGACCTTCTCGGCACCGATTGAGAATGATGAACCAACTTGGCCCTGTCCGTCAAGCTTGTAATTAGGCTTGTACATGACAGATGACTCAAGAATAGTAGCAACATCTGGGCCAACTACGATGAAGTTAGCAGAACCGCGTAAAGTCTTACGGTGGATCTGGTTAGCAACGTCGATGATTGTCTCAGTTAGTGTCTCGTACCACTCACGAACTGTACCTGTGAAGGCAAGTGATTCGTAAGTTGCTGTACCAGAACCATCTGCAGTATCAATAGCTGTACCTGTGTTCTTGTCTAAGAAACGACCAGGAGCACGTGACCAGAAGAGGTTTGCACCATTAGCACCAACAAGGAGGTCATTAAGAATCTCACGATCGATCTCAAGGGCAACCTGCTCTGAAAGAATCTGAGTAAGTTCTACTTCAGCGTCCATTGAGTGGTATGCATTGAGGTCTTGCGCGAGCTCTGGTGACCAACGAGCACGGAGCTTACGGGTCACCGCGGTAACCGCTATTGACTCGATCTTGATGTCGATCTCTGGGATGACTGGACTTCCGTCAAAGTCGTTTCATTCCCATTGTGGATCAGAAGTTGCTTCTCCACCTGCAGCAACTGCGACTGTATCAGCTAGTGGGTGATTTACAACAGCGATGGAGCTGTTGGCTCCAGCATCAGAGCCTGATTGTTGTACAAGCATTAGTACGTGAGTTCCATCAAGAGGTCTTGCTGTGAAGCTTCCTGCTGACCAGTTTCCTACGACGTTACAACGACGCAAGTTCTGTGAAGTTCCTGATTGTACTGATGATGCTACAGTTGACATAGCAACGGGGGGTGAGTCGCTGTCTAATAGTCCTGTAATAGACCATGATTTGACTGAAGATCTATCATGATCTCCTAAGGCTGTGAGCTCTATAGCATATACTGCCCAATCAGCTCCAACACCAACAAGCTCATCGTAACCAGAGATACCTTGTGCAGTAAGTACAGTTTCTAATGTTGCGGTTACGCCGGTTACCTGGTTATGAGGTCCTGCTGAAAAGCCTGAACCTGCGAGGTCATACTGACCGCCGGATCCATCTGCGCCTGACTGTAGTGAGCGTCCACTTGGGCTACCGTAGATCGAATCACCCTCAGAGTATGCTCCACCAACATCACTACCATAGGTATAATCAAGATAGAAGAGCAGTCCTGAAGGAAGGCTCATTGGCTGGATTGATACTAGTTCATTTGCAACAAGTCCACCGAATACTCGGCGTACGATTGGGAATGCGATGTTTGTGAAACCACCAGCATCACTAGCTGTGTTGCTCTCGCGAAGTAGCTGTGCTGCCTGATTTTCAAGCATCATAGCCATGTTTTCGCGGTTGGTATCTTCTAGTCCACGAAGTAGACCGGTACGAGACCATTTCTCAGTTAGGCGTTTGCCTTCCTGCCCAACATTACGAGAGCGAATGCCCTCGGTTAGCTGGTTAAGTGTAAATTTCTTACTCATTTTGTTTGTTTCCTTTGTATTTGTAAGCAATTAGTTATCTAGACTTTTTATTTTATGCTTGCGCAGTTTATAAAAAATCTGTATTTATTCAAGAATTACCTGGGTGTTCTCACTATTAAAGTGATTACTTAAGACCGGCGAGAGTTGCCCAGCGATTAGAAGTGCTATCAGAGTTCTCGTTATGAGTTTTCTGAGTTGACTTCGTTCCTGCTGGTCTAGAAGAAGACCCAATGCTCCGTCTAGCGGCTGATTCTGAAATTTGACCCTTCTTTGCGGAAGTGTTTGCGATCTTCAGAGACTTTGTTAAACCCTTATAAAGGAGTTTGACCTCGCGCAATGTTTTTGCTCCATCAAGAGATTCGACGATGCCTCGTCTTTGCTCAGATGTTACGTTCTTGTCCTGGACTAGCTTATTTACATATAGAAGCTTAGCATTAAACAGGTTCATCTCGGTTAATTGCTCACGTAAGGATTCGACAACCTTAGCGTATTCGGCAACCTGGCCGTGGAGAGTTGCAATTTGTGCAGACCCATTTGTTTTGTTTGTGTTACGAGTTCTCGGAGCCTTGCGTGATGATTTCATCTCGCGGAGGGCTGCAACAAGTGATTCCTCGTTAATTTCTAGCATTTCTTCAGGAGGGGGTTCCTCAGCTGCGTCATCTTCGCCAACTTCAACAGAAGCTTCATCGTCGCCGTCGGCGCCAGCATCAACTTCATCGTCTATTTCAAAGTCAAGTTCTTCATCTTCTAGAGCGCCGTCTTCTCCATCAAAGTCTACTTCATCCTCAGCACCTTCTTCAGCAAAGTCTACATCAGAGACAAGTACATTTTCCATGTCGAATGCGCCGTCTTCATCGGGCTCACCAAGGTCAAGCATAAGTCGAAGCTCATTAAGTGCTTCCTCAACGGTTGTATCTTCGGCGATGTCGTTGGTTGTTACGTTAGTTTCGCTGAGGTCGACCTCTAGCATGTTATCTTTAGTCATGTTTCCCTCGTTTGTAAGAATTTGATTTTTAACTTTTTTGATAATTGATTGAACTTCTTGTCTCTGGGCTTCGTTCATTTCTGGAAGCCTTGATCTAAGAGTGTGCATTGATAATACAATACTTTTTAATTTTTGTTCTTCTGGAGTTAGATCAGAGCGTTCATTGAGCATCTTGGAAAGAACTGCCATAGCGTCTTCGTCTAAATCATAAGATTCTTCTTCGTTGACGTCTTTTTCATCAGTAAGAACTTCTTTTTCTTCTTTTTCGCTAAGATCTTCGTCTGCCATCTCGGCCATGATCTCATTTACGACATCTTCGAGGACGTTGTCTCCATCATTGTGTTCTTTTTCAGTGACTTCATCTTTGTTTTCATAAACTTCTTCTGATTCTTCAGCAAGTAGCTGTTCCTCAATGAACTCACGAATGCGAGGTGTGACAGCCTCCACGATGGCGTTTTTAGCATTTTGCTCAGCAAGGTCACGGAGCTGTTTTGCTTCTGCGATTGCCTCTTCGAAAAGTTTTGACATTAAATAATCCTCATTATTGTATTAAATATAATAGTATATCCCAAATATTATTAATTATTGGTAAAAAAGTGAAAAATTGACAATATTTTTTTGTTATTCATCACTATTCTGTAGTATCCACGTTAATTTCTTTATCTTATTTATATTACCACGCCCGTCGGAGGCGTTTCCTAAAATGTCAGAAAAGTCATAAACAGGTTCGTTGACAATAGATATTTTTATCTCGCCGGAACGCGATCCAGTTTTTCTCTGATCGTGTGTTCTTGTGTTTTGACCTCCCAATGCAGTACCTTTATTACCTGGGGGTGAGTTAAGTGCACGAGATGCAGGAGTCACCATACCTAACGATTTTTGAGGTAATTGAGACTTTACTAGTCCACCCCAACGAGCCTCTCCAAGAGGAGTACTCCCAAGTGTTCTGTTGTCTTTTCTTTGATTGTTTGGATCGAAGTTCGGTCTGAATGAGTCTGTTTTTGATGATATTGCCATTATTATGTCATCATATGCTATTTCATACTCTTCTTCTTCTATTTCTGTTTGTTTTTCTAAGTATGGAAAAATAGACGCGCCCATCGTTCGTATGCCGCCGAGTGTTTGATTAGTAGAATCATACCCACCCGATCTACCATATCCTCTTCCGATATTAGCATCATGAACTGCTTCTAAAATAGACGAGATTACATCTTTTAATATTTGTTTGTTATAAGATGATAACATAATTGCTTAAAGCCCTGATCAGTCTGAACCATCGTATGATTCGCCACTTACGTAGTCGCCTAGCGTTTGTGAAGATATTCCTTGTGATGTCTTTGATGGAGATACTGCTCCTCCAAGACCTGATCCAAACTGAGGGGAAGCCTCTGGAAGGTCACCTTCATATTCTGGAAGATCAGAATGATGTACTGATCCAGGACCTGGAGATGATGTATTTGGTGTATAAGGTGTTGCGGGTAGCCCAGCTGCACCTGTCTCTACTTCTTCTAAGTCTGGAGCGTCTGTATAGTTTAAGTCTTGAAGTCCGAACATATAACCTTTGTCGTTTATTATTCCGTCATCGATTCCTATATCTGGAATATTATCACCTGGTCCACCATTACCCTGTAGAGCTGCTTTGCATATATTATCAACAGCATCATCGGTATACTCATTATAAAGAGGTGAATTCTTAAATGCAGACTTTAAGTTTTTGTCGTTTCTGTGGCCATTGCCACCAGACTCTACTTTTGCCGCTGAAACTGTTTGTTGTTTTGTTGTTGCCATTATTTTTCCCATATTGTAAAGCTATAAAAACTTAACTAAACTTCAATTATTAAATATACGAGAGAATTTTATTTAATTTAATTTTTCTTATCGGCGAATGCGAGGGCTGCCCAGTGTGATTCACCGTCTGATTCTTGAAATTGATCTAATGTTCCTCTTGGTACTGATCCTGATCCTTTCAATTTTATTATTTCGTTTTGTCTGTTGGCTCCAGCTTGTTCAACTAGCGTTGTCTGAGCTGTGTCGTTAAGAACACTTGCTAGGATTGGATCAGAAGTGATTCCAGCAATTGCATCTTTCATTGTTGGAGTCTGGACAATCTGATTTGTTTCATCGAGTTCCTGATGTGCTGCTTCGTTGCTTTTTGGTTGTAAGTTTGTGACTTGTTGTGTATTGATTCCCTCTGAAAGGATTTCAAGTAGGCACTCTTTTACTACTGATTTTAATGCTGATCTTTTTAATTTTGACATGATTTTAACCTAATTATGGTGCCTTAACACCATCTCGTAACGAGATGTCTGGGAATTGTGAATTGTCTATTGAAGTAATTCCAGCAATGATTGAACAAGTACCTGTGGTTGTTGTTACATAAATTTTTGTACATTTTAATTCAAGTCTAACTAACGTTCCTACAGGTACTTCAAAGCTTGCGCCGCCAGATACGAATGAAATAGTACAAGATGTATTAAGTGCATGTACAGTAATCCATCGAGTAACTGATCCAAAGTCAACTTCTTCTTCTGATGCGCTTGATCCTACATTTTTTATGTAAGGCCATGGGCTTACCTGATATTCGGCTACTGATCCAAAGTGAGGTCTAGGCCATTGCATTTTTGGTTGTGCGTCTGTTTTATCTCTATCATAATATGACATTATTCATCCCATTTAAGAATACTATTAAATATTCTATCAATTTTATCTGTTTTGTTAAAGTTTTGATCAATTTCTGCTTGAGAAATTTCTTTTCCTTCGCGGAGCATGAATGCCCCCGGAGTGCTTGGCTCGGATACCATATCGAAACAGATAAGCTGGAAGTCTTCTTGGACTTCGTCGTTGCCGCCGCGAGTTCGAGTGCTTCCTACACCTCTTGATGAGATGCCAACAGTGATACCTGACTCAATTAGACTTTGAAGAATCTTTCCTGATGGTGTGTTTAGAAGTTCAATTGTACCATGTACATCTTCTCCATCCATATAGGCTTCTCTTACGACGTGTGAGACGTTTTTAAGCTCAACAACTGATGATTCTGGGTGATCACATTCTCCAAGGGCTCTGTTCTCTCGAATAAGCTTTTGGTAATTGTCAATCTCACGTGTTAGGATATCCATAGGATAGACACGTCCGTTTTGATTAAGAGTGTTTGCCCTTTGGATAACACCCTTTAGCGTGATTGTTCCGTCTTCGCCTCTATTTTCGTTTAGCGTTTTTTTGTCAACGGATAGTGGTAGCCACTCTGTTAATAGTTTTTTAGTCATTATACCCTCATCAATTCATCTTTGAGTGATGATACCTGTAAGAATCTTTGTATTGTAGAATCTTGGATATCATCTGTGCTCAATGATGTTATTTTATTTTTTACTTCTTCAACTTTCTCTAAAAGAATGTCATTGTCTGTTGTTCTGTGTAGTTCAGAAACCATACTAAGTGTATTTGACTTGATTCCTTCAAGATAATCTGTAAACTCACTCATATCATCACTTGCAGCAGCAAAGACATAGTTCTTTATGATGTCTTTTTGCTCGGTGGTAAGAGTTCCAGCGTACTTTTCATTTAATTTCTCAGTCATAATCTTTATGACGAGCTTATCTGTATCTTCTGTTTTTTGTTCAGCGAGAACTGGGGCAGGTACTTTTACTTCAAGAAGTTTATGTATTAACTGTCCCTCATACATGACCATCTTGGCAAGGTCAGCTCTATCATCGCTTCGCCAGTCATTAATAAGTGTCTGAATTGTTGCATAAGTTTTATAATCTTGGATTGATGCAGTGTAGAATGATGACTCATTTATCTTATAGTTGATATCATGAATTAATCTTCCTTTCTCTAGCTCAAGTTTATCGACATCTATCCTTTTAGCTGCTGCTTTTGATTCTTGTATTATTGCAGCTGCAATCGCACTATCATCAGCAGTAGAAGTTGTAAGAGCTTTAAATAATCTGAACTCCTTGAATAGTTCAGTACTATGATCGAATCGTTTCTCTATAATATCGAGAGCAATTTGAGCATCAGCTTTTTTGTTTTCTACTAGTTTTGAAGATACGTGCTTAAGTAAAAGTTCGTATACAATACCGACATTTCTTTTTTTGTTGTGTTTTGCCATTTTGGTTTCCATTTAAATTAATTATTCTTTATTATCTTTATTATCTTTTAAACCATCAAATGATTTAAGTGTTGATTTAAGCTCAGCTGTCATTTTTGCATTTTCACTAAGTTTATCATCAATATAGTTATTGAAACTAAAGTCTTCTTTTTCTTCCATTATCATAGGTTTAGGTGGTTTCATTGCATTAACTGCTGTTTTCAATGTTCTTCCTGGCTTTGAACCGTAAGGGTGTGCCATAGAATCTTGATCTTGCTTGCCGTACCTGTGCTTTCTAACGTTAGGTCCATACCTGTTTACATTAGTTGCCCTTGGTCTGTGGTCTATATTGTTATTGGCAGTAACAGGCAGTTTATGACCATGTTTGTTTACTCTATATTTCTTTTCTTTCTTCGGGCCAGAAGTATCAGTTTTTATAAGTTCGCTTGGAGCTATTCTGTTGACTTTGTTTTGAGCCCTCAGTGGAGCATCTTCATCCTCTATAGAGGGCATAGAAGCGTCTTCATCAGCTATAATATTTCCATTAAGTGGCTGAGTTTCCATCATGGGTTCTTCTGGAGGTGCTCCGCCCATTTCAACACCTACATCTGAATCATTAGAAGATACTACACTTTCGACATCTAAATCGCTTAGTTTGTCGTTTATTCTTCCTTCCTCGATCCATTTAATTTCTTCATCTGTCATCTTGAATATATTTTTTCTTATCCATTCACGATCTACAAGACCCTCTGGAACCTGTCCTGCAATTTCAAATCTTGTTCTAAACAGCTCTAGTTTTTGTTGTTGAGCAATTGTTGATGGGTTTGAAAGATTCAAATTAAAGTCTATAAGATCTTCTCCATCGAATCCATTTGCATAAAGATGAATAACTGCTAGTTTATTTAACTCTGATATTACTGTTCTTTGAATTCTTGCAATCGACCTTGAGAATCTTACATCTTCCTGTGATAGTGTTGCTTTTGCGCCGAGACCGTCATCATACCCAAGGTAAGCCTTCGGGATCTTAAGAGCAGCAAATAGCTTCTTTTGAATGTACTCAACATCTTCTATGGCAGTAGTATTAGCACCACCTGCGAGCGTGTCGATACTCGTGCCAGAGTCAGACCCACGTACGGGAAGATAATAATCTTCATCTACACTCATAGGATTATACCTAAGATCAACTCGACCAGTAGTAGAATCAACTACTTGATTTCTTTTTAAAGAAGTCTGGACTTGTTCCATATAATTTGGTATGTCTTCAGGTGGGACGTTTCCTACATCTATCTTGAAAACTCTGCGCTCTGGTGATCTAACTACTCTATAGACCAACATAGCATCTTCGATAAGAATCAGCTGTCTCCAAATACGGCGGGCTGGCTCTAGAACAGATGATCCATATGGTAAAAAAGCGTCATTACCAAGTAATCTAAAATGTGATACCTGCCAGTTCTCTAATACTTGATTTCCCTGAGTTACCCACCTGAATCTTACTGCCATTGGGTCTTCTGGATCATATCCTTCTTCTCGTTCTATCTCATTAACAGGAATCGGAAAGGCATTTACTACACCTTGATCAGGTGACACATCATTAAATAAGAAAAAATCTCCATATTTTACAAGATTTCTAACCCATGCTGTAAGATTGAACTCAATATTAAGAGTATCAATAAACAACTCCTCTAATAATTCTTGTATTTTTGGGTTCTCTGAGTGTATGTGAAGAACTGTACCAGATTCATCTGATGCTACTGTCTCTTCTGAATATATGTCAAGTGCTGATGAGAGCTCAGGAGTATATTCCATCTCACTGAAATCTGCCGTTCTTGCCATTCTATCATACGAACCATAAGCAGACATTGCAGTATTGTAGACGCCACTATTTGACTTTCTAAACATCTCATACGCTGATGAGTTGTTTGCTTTTGTCGCTGTGTTCTTTATTCGTCTTTTTACTACAGGTCCGCTTCTAAATAATCTAGTTAGATCGCCGAAAAGACTTGTATTTTTTTTATCTGCCATTATTAACCTACAAAAGTATTATGCTAAAGCACTTTTATTTTCTACAGTATGTATTAAATATAGTGTATTCTATTATTTATCGTACAAAATGTTTATTATTTCTTGAACATCCAATCAAACATTGGATCTAATCTTCCCTGCTTTGTTGAAAAAGTTGATCCATCAGTATAAATTCCATTCTGTCTTATAGGAATTATCTTCGTGTTACTCATTTTTGTTTCAATATTATTGGAGTCATGTTTTGTTGATGTTTTCTTCATACAAGCAAGCATAGCATCATTTATAGCTGATGCTTTGGCGCCGCCGTCCGAAGATCCATCATATAGCCATATTCCTATTGCCAAGCTCATTATAAGATCGTCGTTGTATCCCTTTAATGCTTGAGCTTTATTTCCCTTCCAAGCGAAAGTTTTCATCTCAGCATAAAAACGTGAAGAATATATTATAATATTTTTATTTCTTATTGTCTCTTCTAATTTTGTTAGAATCTGTGGACGTGTTTTTCCTGAGGTTGTGAACCCAGCAACAGAAGAATCTTGTTCGGGTGTATAATCACCTATGAATACTCCTTTTCTGTTTCTGTAGTACATGTTGGGATATTTCATGTCTTGAAGTTTTAAAATTGTTGCGTATCCGTAGCTGTTATTTTCTGGGCACATTAGAGCTTTGTTATACTTTATTCCGTACTCGAATAATAGCTCACCATATCTATCTGGAGGTATTTTTCCCTGGTATTCAGCTACAACCTCACCAGTATCTACGTCTATTACATGAAAAGTAGAAAAGTCTTTTGAGTCGCCCCTTGAAACATCTGCAGATAGTATGTACTTGTGCTCACTTAGTGGTTGCTTCCAGATCCATACATTTAATTGTGGTCCTTCACGTTCAATTGGCTTTTTAATGCCTGTATTTACCCATTCAATATCGTCATCGGCCAAGAAAACAGCGCCAGACGATGCGAAGTCACAGAGGTACTCTTGTGCAGTTTGACGTTTTGACAAGTTGTTTGTTGTCATTTTAAACCATTCATCATCATGCTCTGGATGAACACTCCATGGAAGGTTTATTGGTTTGAAGTCATTTTCACCAGAATTTGCGTCTGTGTATAACTTGTGAAATTGCCCACCGACGCCATTGGGTGTAGATAAAATTACAGCTCTACCACCGGTTGTTAATGTAGGATACAGACCTGTCCATAACGTATCAAAGTTATGAATGAAAGCTGCCTCATCAATAATAAGAAGTGAAAGTGCTTCTGAACGTCCTGCATCGTCAGATGTTGGGACGGCTTTAATAGAAGAACCATTTGAGAATTCAATAGTCTGTTTATTGTCAGATACTATTTCAGGTAGGACCAACCATTTAGGTAGTCCTTTTATCATCATTTTCGTCTTTTTGGTGAAGTTCTGAGCAACGGCAAGCTTTGTTGCAATAACCAATATGTTTTTATCTTTTTGAAACAATGCAAGCCAAACTGAATATGCTGCCGTTAATGTTGATAGTCCTAGCTGTCTTGACTTATTTACTATTACAAATCTATTATCTATAAACTCTTGAGTGCAATCATTTTGAAATGGAAAAGTCTTGAAAGGTATTCTTCCTTTTACAGGGTGTTGAATATTGACGTATTTATTGAAAAAATATACTGGATCTTTTCCACATTTTATTATTTCTTTTATTTGTCGTGCTTTTTGATTAGTAGCCATCTGGGCTCTTAGTTAGTTATTTCAAACGTTGTAATTCTTTTACAATATACAGTGCGAGCTGGGCTTATGTGTGATTGAATTCCTATTACTTCAAAATCAGTCATTGATGACTGTTCTTTTACTTTTAGAGCTGAACCTGCGGCTTCTTTAAAATCTTTCTTTGTATTTTTCATGAAGTCATTTGTTAGCTGTGCAGATTCTTTATCAAAATCTTTTGTTTGTTCAAATTGATCATGCTCAGATGCAAACTTTCTAATTGTTGCATAAGTTACAGTGAGCATTTCACCTTGGAGCTTTGTCTTGAATGATGCAGTTGCTGATTCTGTTGTTGAGCTGCGCCCGAATGTAGTATCTAATACTTGCCCAAGGGCTCTTACTTGTTCTTGTGATAACATTGTTATATCCTGTATTTATTATAAATATATTAAAGAATGAATTTATTACTCACTCTTATTCTTAATTCTTTGTCTTTGTCTATTACGCTTTGTTCTGGTCGGTCACCATTTGACCATTTTTCTTTATTTTGATACGCCCACATTGTAGAACAGTGGTTGCAGCATTTAAATTCTCTATATGATGTATTGTCTTCGATTCTAAGCATTGGAAGGTCACATACTTCACAAAACAATGGAATTTGATCTGTTCCATTTTCATCAATGATTATTGTGTACAGTTCTTTTTCTATTTTTTTAGGCATGATTCACATGTGAGTTGTTTTTATCACTTGTAATTTCTATTATATTATCAACGATATCTTTAACAGCATCAACATGTGATATAATCATTATATTTTTAAAATATTGTTTAAGAGATGTTAATAATCTTCCACACATTTCTACATTTAGTTCATCAAGAGCACCGAAACCCTCGTCGATAATAAGCATGTTTGTTTTTGGAAGTGATGATACGTTGATTAACGCAACCCTGATGGCAAGTGAAGCAATCATTTTTTCCATACCGGATGCTAATTCTACTATTCTCTTTGAATCTCCATAATTGATATAGAT